CGCCTTGAAACACTTGACGTTGAGGAAACGGAAATGCGAAATACACGCTACCCACAACTCAATAGTCACATTGATAAAGTGCGCTACACCATGATGAGCAAATTTTTCCTGGATCGAAAGATACCCATAGGATTCACGCAATACATAAGCCTAATGACCGATGATGATTTCGAACATATACACAAAAGATTTGAGCAATCAGCACACATAGGCATGAGCAACAAAGAGTTCTACGCGTATGGGAAGAAAATGTCACTTATATCAATAAAATCACAAAATATGCAGGATAGACTAATAATGGACCTGAACTATACTTTGGGATACACAAAGGAGCTAACAAGAGAGGTGCTGGTAAATAGGGTAAACGCATGGATATGCAAAAAAGATGAGATATTCGTTACACTATTTGAAAAAAATGACCTGGCGACAGAACTGAGACACAAGATGCTCGAAGCAGCAGCAAACACCAATCCTATACAAAGTATAAAAACCGTGGAAGAATTATATACATATGCATGTGCTGAGTTTATGGCAGACGGAAGTAGTAAGGAAAAATCAAACATTCTAATAGATGGCAAACTTACTAGGCAGCGAGAATCAAAAACCCAGACATTAATGAGGACAGGAGGTGAAATAGTGACGAGGATGATTAACGATCCAGAATCAATAGCAAACCAATCATCAATCTTCGTGACACAGAAGAAAGAGTCCGCAAAAGTGCGACTAATAGCAAACACCGACCTATCGACCTATGCAGTGCAGACACTAATCTACACATATTTCCATGGTAAATTAATACAAATGATACCCGAATCAGTACTTTCACATACCAGTTCGGAGACATCAGCAGAGATATATTGGAAGGCCATTAATCACGACGGATATGCACATATGCCACTTGACCAAGTCAAGTTCGATCATCACTTCACTAGGAGCATGTTACTATTGTTCTGTGACGTGTTGGATACACTAAACACTGACCAAACGGAGGTATCAAGTTTGATGACTATATTAATTGACAAAATGCGCAAACAGTTTGTCAATACTAAAGTCTTTATACCGGGTACCAATTTCGGGACAGAATTTGTCGGACAGCTAGTAGATGGACTACTATCAGGATGGAAGTTCACTAGCATTTTAGGATCCATGTTTAATATCTATGAGATTAAAACCCTCAGAGACGTTATAGCAAGGAGATTCCACATACCCACATTTCTGGCGGACCTATTAATAACCGTATTAGGTGACGATGTAGATGCAATGTCGCGTAGTATACGTGACTTATCAATATTTGCTTTTTATTACAACAAAACAGGGTTAGAGGCAAATACAAAGAAATATTATATTTCGGACACACGAACAGAATTTTTGCGTGAAATATATTATTTAGGGACAGGCATCACAACAGGTTATCCAGCGCGCGCACTAACTTCCTTATTATATTCGAAGGCCACAGCAAAGGAAGATTTCTTAACACCAGGTACATACCTAACCACATTCCAAACACTACAAAGGAGAGGTTTGGACAAATATAGACTGATGGAACTTTTCAAAGTCTACTGGAACAGTAGATATTCGCGTATAATCACTGACAAAAGCGTACATCCATTCGCTTTTTACCTCCAGCCAACACAATGCGTGATCACAGAAGAACGTAATGCTAGTAGTAAGATATACTCACTACCCTACTCAGTAAACAAGGGACAGCGGAACTTCATGAGATCAATGCTTCACTTCGAACCAAAGGCAGGATATATGGGGGCTAAAAGTGTAATTATAAACGATATGGTACGATTAGACGACAACTTGATCGACGCAATGTACACTGAAACCTGGCTACAATCAGTAGCAGCTTTGGAGGATAGGTCCTTCATAGTGAGCGGTTTTAAAGCGCAAGTACCCGCGCCAGATGTACTAACACGGATCAGGGAATATTTGGAACGTATCGATAATGATGTAAAGACGATAGTCAGAGGATTTGCATATGCGCCAGACTTATATGAGCAGCCGAGAAATTCAATACGCAAGGTAACGTCATTGCAATGGCGTGCACTTTCATTGTACTCCTCAGAGGAAAAAATACCAATGAGGACGGTACTACGGCAGTTCATGGACACCAACAAATTCAATCTACCAGTGCGACTCACAATGGGAGTAGCACTGTCAAGTTGGTCACTGGCGGTGATTAAGAAAATATTCACCAAAGGCATCCCACTGTCAATATATTCATACGAGCAGAACACCACCCAGTGGACAATATTTAATACATTAGCCAACAACCTATTTCCAGCATACTTATCAGCAACAAAAATAAATAAATCGGATCTGCAATATATCCAAAACGGACTTGCAGCGATTATCGAGCATCGTGTCATTGAGGGGACACATGTTCGAATGTTATGGTAAGTAAAAACAAAAAACAACAACCACTCTAACTACAAAAAAGAGACAAGTAGCGACATAGTACTCAGAGAAGGGTATACAACCAGCACTACTGTATGATTGTATTATTATAAATAACATGATTAGCAACAATCTACGCAGACGGGAATCATTCCTGCGTGTCATAATATACGGTTAGAACAAAAGTGAACAATAACACTTGGTTACTATTAAATGCATTGCCATCGAGTGGAAAAAACATAAATATAATTAAATTAGAGTTAAAAACTCGATCCCCATTATTGCACCTGCAGAAGTCAGTTATCCGCTAGGTACCCTAGAAATAGGGTGTGTTAATTGATCAATGTACGTATGTGTTGTAATGTTGGTAAAAAATTAAAAACAAAAGACATGGTTTTAACCAGTCATAAAAAATAAAAAAATAAAGCTGTTAAGCATAGTCACTTTAGCTGTAGGCAAAATAAGTCCTGCAGAGGTGATTAATAAAAAATTAAAACAAAATAAAATTCCATACTATTGCATTGCTAACTTTGAATATGCCCAAATTCTTTCGCTCCAGACTAACCAAGTAGTGGACTTTCTAATCATGAATCATTATGATCCCTTCGGACAATGCAAC